GCATCCTTCTGGGTCTAAATACCATTCATCCGCTTACGATAAAAGATCAAAGTTTTTTAGACCTAAGACAAGAACAGCGGTTAGAAATCTTCAGTCAGCTATGTCTATAGCTTTCTTTTCTAATGAGGATGTTATGAGCGTCTCTGCTAGAAACCCGAATGATACTGCACAAGCGGCAGCAGCTATAGTAGCGCAGTCTATAATGCAGTATAGATTAACAAATACAGTACCATGGTTTAGCACTATGGTATCCGCTATACAGGATGCAGCTGTTCAAGGAGTTTGTGTATCACACCAGTATTGGGACTTTGAAGAAAAAGAAGAATCTTATCTAGAAGTTGATGAGAATAACGAAGCTCTTCAAGACAAAGATGGAAATGATAAAGTAGTCAAACAACTGACATCAGTTAAAGACACACCTAAAATAGAACTAATATCTCCTGAAAACTTAAGGATTGATCCAGCTTCTCACTGGGAAGATCCCATAAATACTACTCCGTATATTATACATTTAATGCCAATGTATATACAAGACATTGTACAAAAGATGGATGAAGGAGAATGGAAGAGGCTGTCGACAGCAGAATTGTTATCGACATCATCTTCAGAGGATGATAACACTACTAGGCTAGTTAGAGACGAGCCAAGGATGGACCCTCTAGATACTGATGCTGGATTTGGAGAGGTGCTTGACCATAAGATTGTATGGGTTCATAAAAATGTTCTAAGGAAAGAAGGTGTAGATTGGTGCTTCTTTACTGCTGGAACTGAGTTTTTACTAACCGAACCAAAACCTTTGCTTGAAATGTACCCTTGGTTAAGAGATGGTGAAAGACCTTACGTTATGGGCTGTGTTAATATCGAAGCCCATAAACTGTATCCTTCTGGAACTGTTGAGTTAACGCAAGAGCTACAAGCTGCAGCTAACGACATTTGGAATCAAAGATTTGATAATGTTCGTTTAGCAATGAATAAGCGCTATCATATTAGGCGCGATAGAAATATTGATCTTGATGCTCTATTCAGGTCTGTGCCTGGCGGAGCAGTTGAGATGGATGATCCAGATACTGACGTAAGAGTAATAGATACTAGAGATGTTACTGCATCAGCTTACGCAGAACAAGATCGGATCAATATGGACTTTGATGAGTTACAAGGTAATTTTTCCGCATCAACTATTGAAGGAGCTAGAAATCTAAATGAAACTGTAGGTGGTATGGCGTTGCTTGCTGGAAGCAGCAGTATTGTTACAGAATATGCTCTACGAACATTCGCTGAAACATGGGTAGAGCGAGTCCTCAAGCAACTATTAAGACTAGAACAATACTATGAAACAGATGAAGTCATCTTAGCTCTCGCTGGGCAGAAGGCTGAAAGCGAATTAAAGTTTAATGTCGACGATATGCTAGATGATCTTCTAAGAGAGGAGGTGGTCCTAAAAGTCAATGTAGGCCTTGAGGCTACAAATCCCATGTCGAAGGTTAATAACCTGATGACAGCGTTAGCTGGGCTTGGAAATATACCAGGATTTATGGAGAGGGTAAATCTTCCAGAAATAGCTAAGGAGGTTTTTGGTCAGTTAGGGTTTAAAGATGGCGCTCGTTTTGTAACATTTGATGAAGATCCTAAGCTGCAAGAAATGACTGCACAGCTTGAGGAAATGCAGGGAGTGATTCAAAGCGAACAAATGAAGCTTCAGAACAGAGTTCAAATTGAGCAAATGAAGCAGCAATCTAACCTACAAGCTGCTAATATTAAATCAGTTACAGAGTTAAAGATCGCTCAACTAAAAATGCAAATGGATTATATTGATTTACAACTAAAAGGAGAAGATGTAGCTACTAGACGGGCTGAATTAGAACTCCAAAAAGAAGCGCTTATAAATCAAGTCGCTGAACAGGAAATCGAAAGACAAGCAGAAATGGTAGAGGAGGGGAAAGTTGGGGTTATGGCAAGAGATGATTACGCATCTATTCCTTACGCTGTAGGATAATGGATTATTTTGATCCTTCAGAAACCGGCATAGACGATTTAGTAAAGAGAGTTAGAGTTGGAGAAAAGACAAAAGAATTTGTTTCCACACCAACAGGTAATGCTTTAATATCTAGAGCGCTTGTAGAGTACCGTAATGGTATTGAGCTACTTCAAGATATGAGCATTCAGGGTTATAGTGGATCTCCAGAAGAAGAGTTAAATAAATATAGGAAGATGTCAGATAAATTATCTTCTCCAATAAAAGTTCTTAGATGGATGGATGGAATTATATCTGATGGAGATACTGCTGCATCTCTTATAAAATATAAAGGCTCACAAAATTAACAATTAGGAGTAAATGATGTCTGATGAAAACGCTACCCCTGTAGAGGATGCGTCTGAGGAAGCAGTACAATCCGAAGTCAGCGAAGATGTTGCTGGTGAGAAAGACGAATCCACAGAAGAATTAATAAGAAATGGTTTTGTAAGTGATCGCCAGAAAGCGATGGATGATATTATACAAGGAAGGAGAGAGGAGCTATCTGAAGAAACAGATTTTGATAAAGATGTTACTTCAGATACAGAGGTAAAAACTCCTGTCTTTCTAGAAGGAGATCAGTGGGTAACTACTGTTAAAGTAAACGGTGAAGAAATTAATGTTCCTTTCGATACGCTAAAATCTTCTCACCAGAAAGATCAAGCTTCACAGAAGAGGTTTGAGGAAGCAGCTCTGTATGCTAAAGAGTTAAAGCAGAGAGAGCATTATATGAATAATTACGCTCAAAAGCTAAAAGCAGCTGAGCAACAGTTGAAGGCGCAAGCCAACACTCAGCCACCCCAAAAGGGCGCTGTTAAAGAAGAAGGGATTGATAAGTCTGAGTTAGTTAAGAAATATCATGAAGCTCTTTACGAGGATGATGCCGTGAAAGCGGCGGAATTGTTCAATACTTTGACAATGGAAGGGCGCCAGTCGGCTACCCCGAACATAGAACAAGCTGTTGACAACGCTCTTAATAGAGCAATCGCTAGTAGAGATGAGCAGCAAAAACAGTCTATGCAGATGGAGTATAACACGTCTTTAGATGAAGCGGTTAGTTGGTTTAACTCTGAATATGAAGACATTGCTAATACGCCTGAACTTAGAGCTATAGCTGATAGTAAAACGGTTACCCTAACTCAGGAAAATCCTGATTGGACACCAAAAGAAATTATCAAAGAAGCTGCTGAGTATACTAGGGAGTGGTTAAACAAAAATAGTAGGCCCTCTTCTGAGCCTAGATTTGATCGCAAGAAAAAAATTGTGAAACAACCTAGATCAGTTAGTGCTTCTTTTCGTTCTCCTGATTCAGATCTGCCGCCACAAACGGCAACTGATATCATTGATGAAATGAAGAGGCAGAGAGGTCAAATATAATTAACAGGAGGTTGTAATTATGGCAGGACAAGTATGGTCCGTCAGCACTTCCGGTGGTTATATGTATGCCGACAATCTAAGCAGACAGCTTAGAATGGCAGTACAGCCTATTGTCAAATTTCGACAATTCTGTGATGTTAAGGACGCGGCACACCAAGGGTTAAACCGAGGTGATACATTCCATTGGAACGTGTATAGTGACGTTGCTACTCAAGGCACGACACTAACCGAGACCAACACTATTCCAGAAACTTCATTTACGATTTCTCAGGGAACCATGACCATCACCGAGGCGGGTAACTCCGTTCCGTGGACTGGTAAATTGGATGACCTCTCTGAGCAGCCGGTAGCTGAAGTGGTTAGGAAGGTATTGAAAACCGACGCAAAGAAGGCTTTTGATAATCTAGCGGCTACTCAGTTCGATGCTGCAAAGCTACGTGTTGTGCCGACTGGTGGTGCATCCACCACGGCTTTAACGTTAACCACAAATGGTGTGGCTGGCGTTACGAACAACATTGCTTTACAGAAAGAGCATGTTAGGCTAGTTGTCGATACCATGAAAGAACGTAATATTCCAGCCTACACGGGCGACGATTACTACGCGATTGCATGGCCTTCAACTTATTCGACGTTAAAGGATAATCTGGAAGACATCAAGCAGTATATTGATCAAGGCTTCCAAATGATTATGAATGGCGAAATCGGTCGATACGATGGTGTACGTTTTGTAGAGCAGACCCATAAAGCGAAAGCTTCTATTGGTACTGCAACTTCAGCGTGGACCAACGCAAAATCTGATTGGGTTGTTTTCTTTGGCGAAGATACTGTTGCTGAAGCAGTTGCTGTTCCTGAAGAGATTCGTGGGAAAATTCCTGGGGATTTCGGCAGGGACCGTGGCATTGCCTGGTATTATCTAGGTGGTTTCGGTATCGTTCACACACAAGCAGCTCAGTCACGTATTGTGATCTGGGACAGCGCAGCGTAAGGGAGAATTATTATGAGTTATAGTGATCCACGACCTTACTGCATTAGTGCGTACCATGATTTTGGTGCTGGTGGTGAGGCGATGACGTTTCGAGGTCCAAAAGGCAAGCAGGGAACTATCAAAGAAATCAATGTTGATTCCTTTGAGCTTTTCACTAACACGACTACCGAAGCATTTATTCGGTTGGGTTCTGCAACATCTGGCTATGAGTATGTAAACATGGGTTTAGGTACTTTGGCTGATGCTGCAAACGCTCAACTGACTGCGGTGGCTGCTGACCTAGTGTTGGAAGCTCTTCCTGCTGATACCGACGTTCACATCACATTGGTAGCACCTACTGGCGGCACCCCCGCTGGCAAGGCTCACTACCATATCATGATTGAATGGTACTAGGAGGAAATTATGGCTAGTTCTAAACACTCAGCTCAGGGAAAGGTTCCTGAAAATGGCCTATCTTTTTTGGAAAAGACCACTGAAGACACCAAGCAATTGGCGTTGGATAGTCATGGCCCAAATCAGATGCCCATGGGTATTGTGAAGAAGAGCGTTTCAACGCCGAAAGGCAAGTTCGAATTCGCATAATATAGATTGGAGATGGGGGGAGAAATCCCCCCTGATCCTTGGAGAATATAATGAAAAAACATTCTAGCAAAAAAAGTCTTAATAATGTTTTAGACTTTTTAGGTGGAGCTTTGCCTGAGCCACCGCAAGAAAGTTATGGATTTACCGAGCCGAAGCAAAAGGGATTCACAAGCGGCGGTCAGCTATTTCCTGCTGATGGTAGAGCTATTGAGTACAGGAATGCACAGCGAAGAACTAACAATGAAGTTAGAGTAAATGGCGGCATGGTAAATACTAAGATGAACTTCTTTGGATGGTCGGGTTAATTAGATGTTTTAAAAAGTAACAATTAAGGGGTGGGGATAATTGAAAATACTTAGAGTACCCAACAAGAGTCTTGATGATTTAACAATAGAGGATCTTGGTGGAGTAAGAGAAGAAAAAACAGTTTGTATAGTTAGATACGGAGCCTTCGGAGATATATTAATTGCGTCTTCTGTATTTCCAATCTTCAAGGAGATGGGATACAGGGTGTGTGTTAATGTGTCTGAAAGAGGATTAGATATACTAAGGCATGATCCTAATGTTGATGAGATTATAGTTCAACAAACAGATCAAATACCTAATACCAGGCTTACTGAGTATTGGGAAATAATGGAAGAAGGGTTCGATAAGTTTATACAGTTATCAGAATCAATAGAGCAGACATTACTATTAATGCCTTCTCATTTAATAAAGATGGAAGGGAAAGAGGTTAGAGTTCCAACTAACCCTAATTATGATAAAGATAAAGACTTCATACATAATATGTGTGATGTTAATTACCTAGAGAGAACACACGAACTATGTGATGTTCCGTTTAATTTCTCTCCTAAATTCTTTCCTACCAAGTCTGAAAAAAAGTTTGCTATAAACTTCAAAAGAAATTTAAAGACTAAGCATCTTGTGATATGGGTTTTATCGGGATCTTCTGTGCATAAAGTATACCCTTGGTCTGATCCAGTCATAGCTAAGCTAATGTATGAAAGAGATGATGTAACAGTTTTAACAGTTGGCGATGAGGTCTGCCAGATGTTAGAAATAGGGTGGGAGAACGAGAAGAGGGTTATAACTAAATCCGGAAAGCTCAGCATAAGGAAAACTTTATCTTTGCTGGATGTATGTGATGTGGTAGTTGGCCCTGAAACAGGGGTTTTGAATGCAGCTTCATTCATGGATGCTCATAAGGTGATATTTCTATCCCATTCTTCTAAAGAGAATATGGTAAAGCACTGGATAAATACCACAGCATTTGAGCCAGAAGAGTGTCCCTGCTTCCCTTGTCATAAGTTGCATTTTGGGTTTGAGACATGCAACAGAGACTTAAGAACTGGTGGCGCATTGTGCGCTGCCAACATACATCCCGAAGGGGTTTATAACGATATTGTGAGGCATCTTGGATGAGCACTTATTTAGTATTGTGCCAGAATATGGCAAGAGACGTAGGTATACCTGGTAGTGGCCCGTCTAGCGTTACCTCTGCGTCTCTTAGCGAAGAAGAGAATGCCGTTGTTAGGTACGTAAGGGCCGCTGATTTAGACATACAGAGTAGATGGTTTGATTGGCAATTCTTGTGGAAAGAAGCATCAGTTAATTCTGCATCAGGAACCTCTACTTTAACGTCCCCAACTGATTTAGCTAACTGGAATATTGATAAGATAGTTTGGGACGCAACAACTGATAACTTCCAAGAGCTAGAGTATATGCCTTGGGGGGAATACTTTGATATGTATAAGTTAGGGACTATTAATAGCAGCACTCCAGAGGTCTTCTCTGTAAAGCCAAATAATGTTATTGATTTATACCCAACACCAGACTCTATAACAGCGGTGTATGGTCAGTATTGGAAGATTCCTACTGAGTTAACTACTGACTCACAAGTTTCAGAAATACCACCAAGGTTTCATAGGGTCATTACATCTAGAGCTAAGATGTACTATGCGGAGAATGAAGACGCTCCAGAAATAATGACAGGAGCATTGGCAGAGTTTGAAGATTTAATAGACAAGCTTGAGGCTGATCAGTTGTCTGGACAAAAGAATCGAAGGATGATAAAAACTCAAGACCTTTATAACTTTACGGTTGTTCCTGAATGACGAAACTTGTTAGAACTAATACACCAACTAGCAGACTCAAGTCAACTTATTTCCCCTTTGAGGGAGGAATAAATTTAGTTGATCCAGTGATGTCTCTAGCTCCTGGAGAATTAGTAGCTGCCGATAACTTTGAAGTAGATTTAAGAGGAAGATATCGCAGGATAGATGGATACGAAAGATACGATGGGC